TATATCTATTTTTTTCTCTGTTTTGTTTTTACCTTTCATTGCAGGGGGTTGAGACTCAGCAGCTTCTATTTTTTTAGTTACGTTAGCAACTTTTTTGTTTTCTGCTACTTTTTTCTCTACAGGATCTGGTGTTTTAGCATCAACAGGGCTTGGCATAAGTAAGTCTACTGCTTTTTGCAACGCTTCTGCACCTGTACGGCCCTGTATCATGTACGCATCTCGTAAATCTAGCACTTCTTGGGTCTTTACTTCGTCGTAAACAGCACTAGTTTCGTCTAACATAGGGTAAATTTTTTGTATTTCTACCGCTTTTGCTTGTAATTCAGTAGCTTCATTACTTTGTTGGACAGTTTGACCCATTCTAGACTGCATTTCGAACATCATTTGTTGTTTTTCTGCGTCTCTGATCTCTGCACGTAGCGAAGAAGCCTTTTCTGACTCTCCATTTAGCACTAATTCTTGGTATTCTTGCTCTTTTTCGTCAAAATTGTACTCTGGGGCTTCTTTTATAGCCTCTAACGGCGGGTTTTGGACCTCTTCCAACTGTTTTTGCAGTGCTTTTTGTTTTTGCAGCACTTCATCAAACCTAGATTTAGGTATCATTGGTTCTTTTTCTTTTTCTGGAGCTTCTCCGTCAGCATTTTCCGGTACTGTTCCCTCAGATTGTTGTGAATCCCCTGCATCATCTCCCAATACTTCTGGTTGTTCTCCATTTTCTTGATCTGCGCTCTCCGCTTCTGCTGTTTCTGTTTCTGTTTCCTCTTCAGGCTCCTGTTCCGTCTCTTCAGGATCAGTCTTGAGTTCTTCTTCTGTAATTTCTTCAATTTCGCCCTCCTTGGGAAACTCTACTTCATCATCTTCTGATTTAGGTTCATCTTCAAAATTTAAATCAACTTTAAACTCTTTATTTGCATCTTCCTCGGATATTTGGTCCGCGCCAGGTATGCCATCTAAGACGATATCATTTGATTCTACATCTGCATTTTGTGCTTTTTTCTTAGCCATAACTATTTACCTCCTGTTGGTTTTACGGCTGCAGCAGCTAACTTCGCAGCAGCGGCTACATCTGCTTGAGATTGTCTCATTTCGTTTGTCATATTTGATAAACGTTCACGCAAGCCAAGCTCTTCGCGTTTTTGTTGTAGTTTACTCTGTAATTCAGCAACCTTCAACTGGGGTTCAGCTTCTGCTTGGCCAACTTTTGCAGCGTTCAGAGCTGTTTCAGATTGTAACTTGGTAACTTCTGCTTCTAGCTTAGCTATCTCAAGCTGCGTACTTCTGATCTGTGATTCCATTTGGAACTGTTCGAGCTGCATTTGTTGATCAGACTTTTCACCTAATCCCTGCATTTGTCTTATTCTCTCTGCTACATCGGCTTTACGCGATAAGTGTGAGTACTCAACAATCAAGTCATCTGGTATTGGCACTCCGACTTGTCGTAAAGATATAGCTTCAGCAAACTGCATTTCGTCAAAGTTATCCCTAGCAGGAGCAGAACCAATAATTACGTCATACTCTCCTATCTGTAAGTTGTTTATAACTTCTCCTTCTGGTGTCATTTGATTAACGCGAAGTGGTCTTCTAGGTTTATAAGGATCTTCTTCGTCTGTTATCTGTATAACTCTTTCTTCTGTGTAGTATGTTTGCACTAAATTTAAAACAGCCTCAGCTAGGTATTGCCTTGTTTTTACTAAGTTAGTAAGTGGCACTTGTAATAACATAGAACCTCTGTTCTGTTTTGCTTGTATTGCAACGCCAGATACTTCGGGGCTGTCACTACCTAACATTGAATCAGTAACACCACTAATAGCTTTTATATTCGCAGCAGCTTTCTGTCCTATTCTATCTAGCCCTGTAGGAATTTGGTTGGGTGGTATTTTTGCTGGTGGGTTAGAGCCACGATTAAACTCTAGCACTAAACCAGTTTCTGCTCCATGTTCCTCTAGGTCATCTGCTGTCATACCAGATAAAGAACCTGACTCCACAATCCAACCGCTGTTTGCTGTGGTATTTACAATATGTAATTCTTGAGAACTAATTTTATTTAACTGTTCTTGTGGAGACAATAAATTTCGCACCATGCCAAACGGTTTGCCTCTACGAAAATATGGAAAGTAAGGCACGATTGTAAAATGATCATAGGGGGACCAATCATCAAACAATACAACAGTATCCGCTGTCACAGTCCAACGGACCTTTCGCATCTTCTTCTGAACAATATCTAATCCATAAGTATCTGCAAAATTTTCTCTTTTCTTTTTTCCCCATACATAGGGCACTTGCCTTTGATCTCCTGTAACAGGATCTACATAGTACATACAATCTTTGAGTTGATAATACTGACGTTCTATTACACGAATAGATCTGAGCGCCCGAGCATTTTCCGGGTCAGCTGGATATTGGTGGCCATAGTTTTCTTGTTGGGTGTCTCCATATCTTTCTTCTTCATAGTCCATGGAGTCAGAGCCAAGGGTAGCACCTGTTTCGGCAAGTACTCTTAACTTGTCTGCTTTCTCTTGGTCATAGACTTCTTCTATCTCATCTATGCTCATCCACTTAGTTTCAAAGATTTCATTCCAAGTTCTTGGGTCAGAGTTTTTAGCATCTGGGTCTATAAGAATATCTAACGGGTCTTTTGCTTCTATTCGAACTTCGCCCATGACATGATCATCAAAGTCAACACGAACATCAAAGTAACCTCTGTCTTGAATGATCCCATCTTGGAACACTTGAGCTTCTACCCAATCTAACTTATTGTTGTCTGCAATCTGCGCGTATACTTTTGTGAGGACATCCGCCACTTCTTGGTTTCCACCACCCCTTGGCTTAAATTGTATATCAGCTTTCTTAGAACTTTGTTCTCCTATAACTGCATTTACAGTCGGCAGAATAGTATTGATTGTAAGTGCTGGTCGACCTTGGTCATCTAACTCTTGTATGTCAAACTCGTCCCATTGATCACCCCTGTAGTAGCGATCACATTTTTTAGCCATCTCTATATATTCTTCATGCCCATTGTCTCGGGCTCGGGTGTAAGCATTGAATTGGCTTTTTGCTAGGGTAAGTTCTTCAGCTTTAGTAAGCTTTTGTTTTGGTTTTTTTGTTTTATACGCCATACTATGCACTCATCGCTGATTTCTTTTTAGTATCCTTCGCTATATATCTTAACCTATCGCGCCAGGAAGGTACATGTTCAGGTGCTTCATAGAAACTTGCAAACTCGGTCATCATTAAACCAACCCATGCAAGCGCATCGACCTGGTCATCATGCACGCCGTTAGGAAAACGCAAAAGCTCAGCCACCATAGACCCAGTCCAGATTGCATCTTGTGGAAAGTAAACTTTACCTTGTTGCATCCTACCTTGGATTGCTCTAGCTCTAGCCTCTTTATCACGTCGCCCTACTTTTAAATCTTTAAAATATGCAGAATGTAATCTACGTTCTGCCACCCGTTTTTCTAAGAAAGGGCCAATGGCCATTTCTATATGTCCTCTTTCTATACCTACAATGCCTGGTCGCCATTGCTCATAAAAATCCAGTATTTTTTCTACAAGTTCAAAACCGTCATACTTACCACGTACAAGATCTACAACATACATGTTGTCGTATTCATCAATACCAACGGTTACCCCTACTGAGTAGTCGTTCCTGTCTCTTTGTCCTATAGCCAAGTCCCACGCACAGTAATAACGAAGTCTATCATAATCTATTTCATCTGGCTCATAATATCTAATCATGTCCCTACTAAAATAATCGCCTTCATCAGATACTGGATTTTGTTGGTACAACGCAGTCCAGTCCCTGGGACCAATCGCACGTTGTATCATTTCTAAAGAATCTAAACTGTATCTTTCTGGGTGTAGAGGTTCGCCTTCTTTTCTGTACTCTTCATCTTCTTCTGCGATAGCTGGGTACTTGACTACCTCCCACTGGTCTGCCCCTTCTTCACTAGCTGTCAAAAGTTTACCTGCTAGATCATCGTCATGCCATCTAGTTAAAATAACTAGTATGCCCCCACCTGGGGATAACCTTGTATAAGCTGTGGATGTATACCAGTCCCAAGTGGCCTCGCGGTTGTTCTCCGACTCAGCGTCTTCTCGGTTTTTTACAGGATCGTCAATCAATAAGATGTTGGCTCCTTTACCGGTTATACCTCCACCTACACCAGCTGCTACGTATCCGCCACCACGGGTGGTCAGCCAGGATTCAATACTTTGCGAATCTTTATCTAGTTTTGTTTCTTCAAACACATGTTTATAGTTTGGTTCTCTTACCAGCTGTCTAACTTTTCTAGAAAAACTCATAGCAAGAGATCCAGAATAGGAACAGCTTATAAATTCATGTTGTGGGTTTTTACCTAGATGCCAAGCTGGGAAAGCCACACTAGCAAGCGTTGACTTACCATGTCGTGGTGGCATGAACAGCATGAGCCTTGGAGACTCTTCGTTAACTACCGCTTCGCTAAATTTTTCTAGTCTTTTGCAGATGTCTTTATGCACCCAACCTGCTTGATAGTCGGTGTTAAATTTTTCTACAAAAGGTAATAATCTTTTACGAGACAGTATTCTCTTTGCTAGTTCTTGTTCTGCACGTGCTTGTGCTGATTCTTCTTTCTTTTGTTTTTTAGTTTTTGCTGGGGCGGCAGGTTCGGGTAGGGTATCTGTCTCGTCCGCTGCGCAATACACGCAGAGACCTTTCGGTAAAACTAATTGCTCCGCTAAAGTTTTTTTGCACTTATAACACTCTACTTTTTGCATGTGTTAGCATTTCCACCGTCTTCTAGCCTGTCTTAATCTTGAATTAGGATTTTTTGCTGCTTTAGGAAACTTCTTCATTTGCCCCGCACTTCTAGCGCAATAGGACTTACGTCTTTTAGCGGCTTTACTTCCCCTTTTAACTTTTCCTGTTACTGCAGTTTTTAGTTTAGACCCTGGGTTCTTTCTCCTATACGCAGCTACCCCGGCCCTAGTCATTCCGGCACCTTTTTTAGTTGGCCTAAAATTCTTCTTGTTGCGCTTAGGCATGTTATCTCTTTTTCGTGGCACGACGTCTCCCTCTAATTGTAGGTGTTCTTTTCTTTCTAACTATAGTTTTTACGTTGCGTGGTTTTCCTCCAGGATTCCCCGCTGCACGTTTTCTTCTAACTGCACTTTTACGTTGAGCCGCAGTCATAGATCTAGCTTTTGACCGTGGCACACATTTCGGATACTTACGTTTACCTTTCTTTTTTGCAGACTTTCTACCGCAGGCTTGGAACTTACCTTTCTTCTTTGGAGCACCGATATCTACCCAATCGCCTTTTGGTCCTTTACCGAACCACGCGGTTAGGCCACCAGTAGGCTTAGCCATTATCTATATCCGCCACCGCGTTTCTTATATGTTCTTACTAACCAGCCATTGGCATATGCAGACGGATAAACCTTAAACTTTCGTTTAGCTTCAGCTTTTACTCTTGAGTATAAAGCTGGGTTTGTAGGTGTTGCACCTTTACGTTTAGTAGTTTTTCTTTTTTTTGCTGGCATTGTTACCTCCTTTCTTAGGTATGCGACCATATTTATTCATTTTCTTTGCAAACTTTTTCATGTTGGGTTGCGGTGCGTTTATTCCTTTACTACGCATTATTTTTTCCTCTTGACGCCTCTGCCCATAAGAACATCAGCATAGGTTACTTTTCCATCTTTATTTAAATCTGGAAATTTCCCCTTTTTACGTTTCTTCTTTCTAGCCCTAGCAGCCATTTCATATTTACTAGTCATTGATTTCTCCTTTAGGTTCTAAGTGAGTTGAATCTACTCCGGCTATTCTAAGTAGTTCGGAATCTGGTAATCTTTCTAGTCTCTCTATCTTGTCTACGTTTATGTTAACTTGCGTTGCGTTTTCTGGTGCAAATAGACCGTGGAGCTTGCACAAAGAATCTACTACATTTTTTTCTTCGGTAGCGTTTGCTGATTTACGGTGCGCTTCTAAGTACATAGTGGTCGCAGTGTTTCTATCGAACTTTACTTCTTCTCGGATTTCTTGTCTTAGGTAATTTACTGCTTGAGAAATTTTTGGTTTTTTAAAAACCTCGTACACGTGATCGAGATTCTGGTACCCCGCTGCACGGCCGGCGGCTGCTTTGCTCATGCCCCGTATATGAAATAAAATTAGCCTTTCTTCTTGGACAGAAAGCTCGGACAGTTTTACGCCTGCATATGGAAAATGCGATTGAAGTTCAACTCTATCTTGATCTGTTACTTCAGTAGCTTCTGTTTGAACTAAACTCATTTGCTAAAAATAACATAATACTGCATATCTTGTAAATTTTTTGTAGTAAAATTTTTTTTGAAAAAATATTATTTATATCGCTCTCTCATCTTCTCCTACTATCATCAGACAC